ATCGCGTGTGCCTCCCGGACCACGTTCTGGTGGTTGTCGACGGCCGCAGATTTCGGGATGAGGACCCGCATGGTGCTGCCCTTGGACCCGTCGGAGTACTGCTGGGCGACGCTCTTCTGGGTGGCCAGGTAGTAGCCGTTGCCGAACACGCCCCGGCCGTAGAAGGCGGGCCCGGAGCGCATGTCCTCGTGCATTTGTGCGGCCGTCTTCCAGCCGTTGCCGTTCACGCCGCGCCACGCCTCGACATAATCGCCGGTGGCCAGCAGCCGGTCCATCTCCTTCTTGGACACCACTGTCGGCGTGTCGTCGAAGCCCTGCATCGCTCCGATCGCGGCGAGCCGGTCGTCGCCGGACTTGCCCGCGTACGCCGAGCGCGCCTGCTTCACGTCCTGGCGTAGCTTGTCGATCGCGGCCTTGTCGGCCAACAGGTTCCGCCCCTTCGACGGCTTGTGCGCCAGCTTCGGCGCCGCCGGCACCGCGCTACGCGGCCCCGTGTTCGGGAACAGGGTGATGACATTCGTGTTCAGCTGACCGTTCGCCAGCGGTTTGAGCATCTTGCCCTGCTTGTCGAGGGCGTCGATCTCCTCGATTGTCATCCACTTCGCGTCGGCGGTCTCCATCCGCGCGTGATGGGTCGACAGATTGGGCTGCAGCTGAGTCGGCACGGTCGCGGCGATCGACGTGTACTTCCAGCCGCCCGGGATCGACACCTCGTGCGTACCGTGCCCGCGCGCGGCCGCGAGGTCGGCGGAGTTGAACCCGAGTTCCTCCAGGACCTCCCGGGTACCGCCCTCGTACGCGGTCTCGTTGGAGTCGATCGCCCCGCCGGGGAACTGCCACTTGCCGGGGTCGGAGATGCCGGGCCCGCGCTGGACGATCAGGTAGCGGTCCTTGCCGTCAGCACCCTGGTGACGCAGCAGGATCCCGGCCGCGCCGTACTGGCCCCACGGGCCAGTGCCGCCGCCAGGCAGCCGGAACCATCCGTCGCCGGACTGGCCCGGGTTGGTGCTGACCTTCAGCAGGCCCGGCGTGCCGAGCGGGTCGGAGACGCGATGTTGGCCCAGGATCGCGTTCGCCGGCGGCAGGATCGGCTGCTTGGGCACGATTCCGGCGTGCGTGCCCGCCGGCGCGAACCGTTTGATCAGCTTGTGGGCTTCGCCGGTGTGCGCCGCGTTGTTCAGTTGGGTGATCGAATGCAGGTCACCGAGCAGCGCCGACTGGTCGGCGGCGTCGAGCTGGGCGAAGTCGAGCTTCCGCAGCTTTCCGTAGGTGCCGAGCATTGCGGTCGTCTGGCGCACGCCTGTGGCGTGGATGACGTCTTTTGCGTCCTGGACCGCACGTGCGTTGGGTTTGCTGGGCGTACGCACAGCTGGGGCGGCCGCCGGCACGGGCGGCGTCGGCGCGTTGCCCTTCTGCATGTCGTCGGCGATCTTCTTCGAGATCGAGGCGTGGTCCTCGCCGCGGGAGAGCGTGATGCCACGGGCCCGGGCGGCACGGCGCAGCTGCTCGCGGTTGAAGTCCTTGAACGGGTCGCCCTTGCCGCCGTTCCTGCGGTGGTCGTCGAGGGCGTCCTGCAGGCGGGCGCCGATCGAGCGGAACTTTCCGCCGGGCCCGCGCGGGTGCTTGCCCGGGTCCCACGCCTTGGTCAGCTCGTCGACCGGCTCCAGGTCGTCGGGGACGATCGCGCAGCGGCAGTGCGGGTGCGCTGGCGGGAACGGGTCCTTCGACGGGAACAGGTCCCCGATCGGGATCGGGCCGGCGTCCTCGTTGTCGCGGCAGATCTGGCACACGTCCTGGTCGGCCGCGTTCATCCAGCCTTTGCCGCGTACGCCGGATGCCTCGTACTCGGCGACCGCCGCCGCCGACAGGGCACGGTTCGTCTCGGTGATCGCGATCTGGTACGCCTTCTTGCGGTCAGTGACCAGCGTCCGGATGGCCTTGCCGATCTCGTCCGGGGTGCGGCCTTCCTGCAGGCCGTCGGCGAGCACCGCCGCGAGGTCGTCGAGCCGGTTGTGGGCGATGCTCTTGATGGTGATGCCGAACCGGTCGAGGAGGTGCTGAAGGCGTACCTCGCGGCCGTCGGCGGACAGCAGCTGCCGGGCCGCCTCGGGGTCGCCTGGAGTCCAGTTGTCCCAGCCGCCTTGCAGGTCGATGCCGTCGAGGGGGAAGCCGTGGGTGAGGACGGCGTCGGCGCTGCGGTCGCCGGCGAAGACGGCCTCGGTGTACAGGTCGTTGAGGACGTCGGCGAGCGGGCCGGCGACGTCGAGGTCTTGGGTGTGCAGCCACGCGGCGGCGCTGGCGCCGGGGCCGGCCGCGGCGAGCCAGTCGGTGGCGAGCTTGACGGCGGCGCCGCGGGTGAGGCCGGCCGCCAGAGCAGTCATGATCGCCGTGGTGTGCGCGGCGGCGAGCTGCTGGTCGACTTCCCACGCCGGCCACCGTCGGTCGGGGGCGGCTGGCGTGCTGTCCTCAGGGACGTCGGCCTTGGCGAGGTCGATGAACTCGACGTTCTTCAGGGCTTCGCCGGCAAGGTCGGGAGGGGAAGCGTGCTCGAACCGGAACGGGCGGCTACCGCCGCCCTTCTTCGCCCACCGCCGGTACGCTGCGATCTCGGCTTTCGCGAGGCCGGACGGCTGCCCGTCCGAGCTGTCGCCGGCGGCAGGGTTGTCGCCGGGCTGCCCGTCGCCACCCTGTCCGTCGGACGGGTTGGTCTTCGCCGAGGCGATCGCGGCCTGCTGCTGCTGTACGGCCTCCGCGGCCGCCTGCGCGCCCTCGATGAACACCGGCCCGGTACCGGTCACGATGAACGGCTTGTCGGCCTCCTCGAACTGGAACCGGGCGAGGCCGAGGCGGTCGCGGTCCTCGTTGAGGGTCTTGCGGCCGGAGCGGATCTGCCGGTCGGCGATCTCGTCTTCGAGGTTTTCGTCGTCCTGCTCCAAGCCAATGATCTTGAACTGGAGTTCGCGGGGCATCCGCAGATGACGGCGCGACAGCTTCGTGATCAGACTCTGCAACGCGGCGATCGTCGGCCCGGTCGCCTTACGGTCCTGGACCTTCGCCTGGCCCTCATGCCAGCCCTTCGACCCCAGCCCGCCCGGCTCGGTGAACCCGAGTTCCGCCAGCGTCGTGTCGAAATGCCCGGCCACCAATTTGATCAGGTGAAGGTCGTAGTCGGGCTTGTACTTCTCCGCCTGGTTCGGCGAGTCGTGCGGCTGCATGCCGTACGGCAGGATCCGCAGCCGCTGCCGGTTCGCCGTCAAGCCCGAGTAGTAGTCGTTGAGCAGCTGCTCGTACTCGCGCAGCTGATCGGCGGTCCAGTCGGCCTGGCCCTCGCCGGCGATCAGCCACCCGGAAGGCATCACCCCGTCGGTGTACTCCGACAGCATCCACTGGTTGCGTTGCACAAACAGCGCCCCGTCGATCAACGCGCGTTCGACCGCGCTGAAACCGTACGGTGTCCACGAGCGGACGTTGTCCACGTCGTAGATCAGCTGATCCGACGGGTACGCGTCGGTCGGCAGCCCGTCTTCCCCGAGATCGGCGATGAACTCGCCGCGCGGGAAACCCCACAGGATCTGCTGATAGGCGGCGCTGGGTGGGAGGGGCCGGCCGCCGTACTCGTCGAGCAGGGGCTTGATCGTGGACCCGTCGAGGATCTCCAGCGAGTACAGGTCACCGCCGAAGGTGTGCCGCGGGTAGATCGCCAGCCCATCGAGGACGAAGCGCTCTTCGAGGGCCTTCTTCGCCCAGTCGATCCAGTCCAGGCCGTTACGCCGGTCGGGTTCCTCCCACCAGTCGACGAGCCGGCCGATCTCTGGTTCGAGGCGTTCCTGCATCGCCTTCTGCAGGTCGGCGCGGGACATGCCGCCGGAGGTGCGGGCTTCGCGTTCGATGGCCTTCTTCGAGATGACGATGTCCCACTCCAGGGTGGCGACCTCGTCTTTGCGGACCTCGATGCACTTCCTAAACATGGACACGCCGTCGGCGGCCTGGCGCAGCACCGACCAGGGGACGAGCCGCTCGTTGCCGCCGGGCAGGTTCGCGGTGATCGGGAACTCGTACGCGCGCGGTTCCGGGCGGCCGGAGTCGGGGCGGAGCGGGTTGATTGCGCTGGGTACGAGGGGTACGCCCGGGCTGAACGGCAGCGCGTTGAGGGCCTGGGTGCGCGGCAGCGGCGTCATCGTGCCGGTCATCGCGTCTTTGCCGGCGAGGGCCTGCGCGATCGCCAACGCCTGCTGCGGGGTGAACGTCGCCTCCTGCTGCGCGGCGGGTTTCGCGTCGGCTTTGTGGAGGGTGCGCGTACGCGAGCGGCGCTTCGCCACGGTCACCCCCTGAGTCCTTCGATGAGGCCGCCGAGGTTGCCGCGGGGCCGGAGGTAGGCGAGTAGCAGCGCGTCGGCGTGGTCGGGGCTGCGGCCGCTGGTGCGTTCGCGGATGTCGTCCTTCGATTCGATCTTGATGCGGCCGGACGGGTCGACTTCCCACCGCGGTTCGAGCAGCTCGGCGACGGTCTTGTCGCCGTTGTCCATCGTGGACAAATCCCAGGCCCGGTCAGCCGACAGCTGCCGGCCGACCTTCCACCACATCTCGGCGCGCAGGTTCAGGTACTTCTCCGGCTCGGATGCCTTCTCCGCCACGTTCACGCCGATGATCTGCGCGCCGTGCTCCCGGCGCCGGTTACGCAGCTCGCCGCACAGCCCCCAGCCGATACCGATCGAGTCGACCTTCACCGCGGTGGCGCCGGTCTCGACGATCGCCTTGATCACCAGCGGGGCGAGGGTCTCCGGCCGGTCCGAATGCGACGTCCACTCCCGGCCGGCGCGTACACCGCGCCGTTCACGGACGACGGTCAGGTCGCCGCCGCCGCCGACATCTACACCCAACTCCACCGGCAGCAACTGCTCCGGCAGGTACGGGATCTCCAGGCTCAGCCGGCACGCAGCCACATCCGCCAGGCGTACCACCGCGTTCGGGGACTGATCCGGGAAGTCCCCGAGAACCTTCGAGATGTAGATCGGGTTGTCGACACCCCACTCGGCGGCTTTCTCCTCCACCCAGCCGCGGGAGATCAGCAGCTCAGCCAGCTCGGCCGGGACCTCTTCCCCGGTGAGGTTCGGTGAGTCGAAGGCACTGATCCGGACCGTGTGCCAGCCCGACCCGGCCGCGCACACGGTCTTGAAGTGCGAGGCGGGGTTGTCGGGGTTCCCGATCGCCAGGATGCGGCAGCCATCGTTCGTCGTGAGCGCGTCCGCGGCGATGTACAGCTGCTCGGGGATGCCACACGCCTCGTCGATGATGACGAGCACGTGAAGGGCGTGGATGCCTTGGAACGCGGCCACGTCGTGGTCGGCGGGCTTCCGCCCGAACGCGACGATCTCCCCGTCGATGTGCCATTCGGTCTGGTTGACGCGGCCGGGCAGCTGGTGTGCGCGGTGGATCTGCCGGATGTAGCGCCACAGGATGGCCCGCACCTGCGCGTAGGTGGGGGCGGTGGTGACGACGAACGCGGTGCCGGGCGGGTGCACGTCGAGCCACCACGCGGCGACCCGCGACGCCAGATGGCTCTTGCCGACGCCGTGGCAGGACTTGACCGCGGTACGCCTGTGCTCGACGACCGCACGCATGATCTCGGCCTGCTTCGACCACACCCACTCGCCGATCTTTCGGCGTACCCAGGCGACCGGGTCGGTGCGGTAGGCGAGGGCCTCGAACCGGGCGGCCGCGTACTCCCACGGCGAGGTCACCACCACGGCGACCTCCTACGCGGCGAGTGCGAGTTCCGACATCTCCCGCAGCCGGGCCGGCACGACCTGGGGGACGAGCGCCGCCTGGTCGGGGCTGAGCTGCAGGTCGCCGAAGATCTTCTGGAGCACCTGGACGATCATGTCGCCCTGGCGTTCAGCGAGCCGCACGCGTGCTTCCTCGATGCCCATCGAGTGGGCGGTCTTGCATGCGGCGAGGAGGTGCTGGCGTTCCTTCTGGTACAGGGTGAGCCAGATGTTCGGGACAGCGGCTTCAGTGACGTCGATGCCCTCGAACTCGGTGGCGCCCTTGTTCACCCGCTCGGTGACGCCCCAGACGAGCGCGGCCTGCTCAACCTCCTGCACGCGTTCACGGAGCCACGCGACGTGCCCGGCGGTCCAGCACACCTCGTCGAGGATGGCGGTGATCGGGTCGGTGTCGATGCGCTGCCCGTACGTCTCCAGCGCGCGGCGGGCTTTGTCTTCGGCGATCCGCTGGCCGGCTTTCCGTTTCGTCTGCGGGGCGGCGCCGCCGTGCATCCGGCACCGTTTCCCGCCCTTGCACGGCGGGCTCTGGCACAGGCCACCGGCGCGGGTTTTCGCGCCGCACGTGGTCATGTTCGGGTAGCGGGGCATCGTCTACCCCCCTCGCGCGTGTCAGGGCCTCGCCCTCGCCGTTGCTCTGACCCTGCCGTTCCACGCTGTGCGGCTCCGCGCGCTGGACTGGCTACCGAGGAGGTGGGGCAGGTACGCGAATGGGCCCGCACGGGGGGACGGGCCCATCTGCTGCCGAAGCCACTGCTCCGACCATGAGGCCAATAGTGATCACCGCAGGTCAGCGTGTCAAGTCGGTGATCGTCTACGGTGGGTCACGCG